CCCGATCAAAGACCCGCCTTACATCCCGCCAGCGACGCTGCCCAAGACCGACAATCAGCGCATCAAAGAGCTGAAAAAGATGCTGATTGAGGGCAAAGGTGAGCAAGTCGTCCAGAAAGTGCTTGATATTGCCTTGGACGACGGCCATCCAGGCCAGATGGCGGCGCTAAAGCTCTGCATGGAGCGTGCGCTACCGACCAGCCTGTTCGAGAAGACGGCAGCGCAACGCAGCGCGATCAACATCACCATCTCGGGGCTCTCCAGCCCGCCAGAGATAAAGGACATCACGGATGTCGGACCTTAACTTCCAACTGCTCCCATGGCAGCAAGAAGTCTTCAACAATCCGACGCGCTTCAAGGTCGTGGCAGCTGGCCGGCGTTGTGGCAAGTCGAGGTTAGCGGCCACTACGCTCATCATCGAGGCGCTGCGCTGTCCGCCCGGCTCGGCGGTGCTGTACGTGAGTCCCACGATGGGACAGTCACGTCAGATTATTTGGGATTTATTGCTCGACTTGGGCCGGGATGTGATCTCGGGCAGCCACGTCAACAACTTGGACATCACGATGATCAACGGCGCGCGGATCTACGTGCGAGGCGCTGACCGGCCAGACACCCTGCGCGGTGTATCTCTGACCTACGCGGTGTTGGATGAAGTGGCCGACATCAAGCCCGAAGCTTGGGAGCAGGTCATCCGAGCGTCTCTGTCCGATAAGAAGGGGCACGCGCTCTTCATCGGCACGCCCAAGGGCCGCAACTGGTTCTACGACATGTTCAAGTTGGGGCAGGACGAGGACGACAGCGACTGGAAGAGCTGGCACTTCACGACGCAGGACAACCCGCTGATTGACCCCGGCGAGATTGAGTCAGCCAAAAAGACGCTCTCGACCTTCGCGTTCAAGCAGGAATATCTGGCGTCCTTCTCCAACGCCGGGTCGGACATCTTCAAGGAGAACTGGATCAAATACGGCGAAGAGCCCGACTATGGCAGCTACTTCGTGGCGGTGGACTTGGCCGGGTTCGAGGAAGTGGCCAAGCAGGCGGCGAACTCGAAGAAGCGGCTGGACGAGACGGCGATCGCGATCGTGAAAGTAACCGATGACGGCAAGTGGTTTGTCAAGGACATCTGGCACGGGCGCTGGGACATCCGCGAGACGGCGTCCAAGATTCTGATGGCCATGCGCGACTACCGGCCCCTGTCGGTCGGAATCGAGCGCGGTGCGCTAAAAAACGCAGTTTTGCCGTATTTAAGTGATTTAATGCGCAAAAATAATGTATATTCGCACATAGTTGATCTCACGCATGGCAACCGGAAAAAGGCTGACCGGATCATCTGGAGCCTCCAGGGTCGGTTCGAGCACGGCAGGATTGTGCTCAACCAAGAAGGTGACTGGGACTACTTTCTTGACCAGTTGTTAATGTACCCTGCGCAAGGCGTCCATGATGACCTACCCGACGCGCTCTCTTACATTGACCAGCTGGCGGTGACTTCCTACTTCGTAGATGACGCTGACGATGATTGGGAGCCAATTTATGTAATTTCGGGCATATAGCTATGGACCAAAACGAATTTGATCAGCCCACGGAGAACGATAAGGAACTTATCAGCTTCGTGACAGACCACTGTGATCGCTGGCGCGATTACCGTAACACCAACTTCCTCCCACTCTGGGAAGAATACGAGCGCATCTTCCGTGGCGAATGGGCCATCGAAGACAAGACGCGCGACTCCGAACGCTCCCGCATCGTAACGCCCATGACCCAGCAGGCTGTCGAGACACGACACGCCGAGATCATGGAGGCGATCTTTGGCTCGGGTGAATTCTTCGACATCAAGGACGACGTCAAGGACATCGACGGCAACCCGTTGGATGTCGAGATGATCAAGATCCAGATGATGGAGGATCTGAAAAAAGACAAGTTCAGGAAGTACGTCGATCAGATCGAGCTTTTGGCTGAGATTTACGGCACGGGTATTGCCGAGATCACCGTCACGATGGAGAAGGAATACACGCCTGCGACGCAACCGATTCCTGGCATGCAAGGCCAAGCGGCCATCGGCGTGCAAGAGACGGATCGTGTCTCGGTCAAGCCCATCCCGGTCAATCCGAAGAACTTCCTGTGGGACCCCAACGGCACGTCGGTGGACGACTGCATGGGTGTGGCGATCGAGAAGTACGTGTCGATCCACAAGGTGGTGGCCAACATCGAGAAGGGCATTTACCGCAAGGTCAACATCGTGCCGACCTACGATGATACGGACTTGGAACCCACGCAAGAGATCAGCCAGTATCAGAACGAAAAGGTCAAACTGCTGACCTACTATGGTCTGGTGCCTAAAGAGTATCTGGCGAAGTTGAACAGCAAAGACGAGGAAATGGTAGAGCTGTTCCCCGAAGATTCGGCGGCGGAAGATTACTCCGACATGGTCGAGGCCATCGTGGTCATCGGTAACGACGGCATGCTGCTAAAAGCCGAAGAGAATCCGTACATGATGAAAGACCGTCCGGTCTTGACCTATCAGGACGACACGGTGCCTAACCGTCTGCCGGGTCGCGGCACGGTGGAAAAAGCGTACAACATGCAAAAGGCGATCGATGCACAGGTCAGAACGCATCTGGACTCGCTGGCATTGACTGCAGTGCCGATGGTGGCCATGGATGCAACCCGTCTGCCGCGCGGTGCCAAGTTCGAAGTGCGGCCGGGCAAAGCGTTCATGACCAACGGCAACCCGTCCGAGATCCTGTTCCCGTTCAAGTTTGGCCAAACTGATGGCAACAACCTGACCACCGCGCAGGCATTCGAGCGCATGCTTCTGCAAGCCACAGGCACCTTGGATAGCCAAGGGATGGTCAGCCAAGTGGCGCGTGATGGCGGCAACGCCGGCATGTCGATGGCGGTAGCGACCATCATCAAGAAATACAAGCGCACGCTGGTGAACTTCCAGGAAGATTTCCTGATTCCATTCATCAAAAAAGCGGCGTTTCGGTACATGCAGTTTGACCCAGAGCGCTATCCATCAGTTGATTTGAACTTCGTGCCGACTGCCACACTGGGCATCATCGCCCGAGAGTACGAGCAGGCGCAGTTTATTGCGCTCTTGCAGACGCTTGGCCCCGACACCCCGGTACTGCCACTGATTCTGAAAGGCATTGTGGCCAACAGCTCGCTGTCTAACCGCATGGAGTTGATGGAAGCCTTGACGCAGATGGCCCAGCCGAACCCCGAGGCGCAACAGGCAGCCATGATGCAGCAGCAGCTGGCCCTGCAAGCGGCTCAGTCGCAGATTGCGGTCAATCAGACGCAGGCCGAGCGCAACCGGGCGGAAGCCATCAACACCACGATCGAGACGAAATTGAAGCCCATCGAGGTGCAGAGCAAGATTATGGCGGCCAACACGCAGAATCTGCCCAATGACGCGGAATTGGCCTCTAAAGAGTTCGACAAACGGGTGAAGATCGCCGAATTGATGCTAAAAGAAGCCGACATCAAGAACAAATCAAAGATTGTTGAGATGCAAATGGCGGAGAAACAGAACAAAATCAGCGGTATGGAAGAAGATTTCTTGGCAGAACTGACCAAGGAGCTGTCTGGTGGACGTTGAAAGCCTAGCTAAGCAGTTAATCCTGCAGAACATGACGCCAGAGCAGCAAAAAGCTGTTCTGGATTCAGTTCGTTCTACCTTGCAAGAAGCCAGAGGCAACCAGAAACGACGGGTCAGTGAGAACGTCGGCATGGTGGTCGATGCTTTGAAGAAGATTGAAGCCGACATCCGGGCGAAATACGACGATTTAGGCCAAAAAATCACCGATCGGGTGAACTCGATCCAAGATGGACGCGATGGCGTCGATGGATCTGACGGTCGTGACGGCAAGGATGGCAAAGATGGCCGTCCAGGGCGTGACGGCAAGGATGGTCGGGACGGGATGCAAGGCCCAGCTGGCGTGCCAGGCGAAGATGGGGTGTCGGTAACCGACGCGAAGATTGATTTTGACGGCTCGCTAATCATCTCGCTCTCAAACGGGCGTGAAATCAACGTCGGTGAGGTCGTCGCACCCGACTTGGCGGAGCGCATCAAGGTCATCACCAACGGTGGCGGCACCTCGCAGACAGTGATTGACGCTCTGGCGTCACTGCAGCAGCAGATTGACGACTTAATCCCTAGCCAGACGGGCAATGCAGGCAAGTTTCTGACCACCAATGGATCGGTATTGTCATGGGCTGATGTGGCTGGCGGCCTAGATTACCAAGGTACGTGGAACGCGGCGACTAATACGCCCACGCTAGCCTCTGGTGTAGGCACTAATGGCTACTACTACGTGGTATCAGTTGATGGTACGACCACGTTGGATGGCATTAGCGATTGGAAAGCGGGTGATTGGCTGCTGTTTAACGGCACCGCATGGCAGAAGATCGACCAAAGCTGGGCGATTGCAGGTGCCAACGACAATATCACGTCGATGACGGGCATCACAGGCGGCATTTCCTCGCCTGACTTCATCCAGTTCGACACAGGCGCTACGGTTACCAACGCAGCAGGCCGCCTATACTGGGATGCCACGCAGCAAACGCTAACCGTTGGTTTGAACGCCAATATTGCAGCGGATGTGGGTCAGACGCTCTATGCGTATGTGACTAACGACGAGTCGGTGACGATTACCAAGGGCCAGCCGGTCTATATGTACGCGGCGCAGGGCGATCGGATGTCGGTCAAGCTGGCAAGCAACACCAGCGACACGACATCGGCCAAGACTTTGGGTCTTTGTGCTGAAGATATTGCTGCAGGTCAGGCCGGCATGGTCTTGTGCCAAGGCGTGCAAGACGGACTAAATCTGAGTGCTTACAACCCTGGTGACACGCTCTATTTGGGCGCCACAGCGGGTACGTTGACGTCTACCAAGCCCTACGCACCTAACCATCTGGTCTATATTGGTGTGGTGGAGCGTGCTAATGCAGGCAATGGACGTCTATACGTGCGCGTGCAGAATGGCTATGAGCTGGATGAGCTGCACAATGTGTCAGCGCAGAGTCCATCAAATGGCCAGGTACTGATCTACAACGCATCGACCAGTCTGTGGGAGAAGAACACCCTGACTGCCGGTACGGGCATCAGCGTTACTAATGGCGCAGGATCTATTACCGTAACAAACTCATCGCCTGACCAAACAGTTGCGTTGACTGGCGCAGGTACGACCAGTATCACAGGCACGTACCCCAACTTTACAATCACCTCGAACGATCAGTACACCGGCACGGTGACCAGTGTTGGTGGTACGGGAACGGTCAATGGCATTAGCTTGTCGGGCACGGTCACATCCAGTGGCAGTCTGACCCTGGGCGGCACGCTCTCCGGCGTTAGTCTATCAACGCAGGTGACTGGCACGCTGCCGATTGCTAATGGCGGTACAGGTCAGACAACGCAGACTGCTGCATTTGACGCGCTGGCGCCGACGACGACTAAGGGTGATTTGATTGTCAATGACGGGTCGGATAATGTCCGCCTGGCAGTTGGTACCAACAACTATGTATTGACGGCTGACTCTGCACAGGCAACGGGTGTGAAATGGGCAGCTGTGGCAGCCGGCACCACGGTGTCGGACGACACCTCGACCAACGCAACGTACTACCCAACGTTCTCAACAGCGACTTCAGGAACGTTCTCAACGGCTACGGTATCAAGTACCAAACTAACCTACAACCCATCGCTGGGCGGCTTGACAGCTACACAACTAGGCGCGTCGAATGGCATTTTGTTTAC